GGTAATGATCGTTGAAGATCATCATGTTGAAAGAAACAAGGACAAAGTTCTTACTGTAACAATCACAGGTAGAAGCTTTGAAACCTTTACCGAACAAAGAGTTACTAATGCGTCTAAGCAAGCAGTGATGACTGCTACTGATGATGCTCTTGGCGAAATGTATGGTCCAGCAACATCGGCAGGAGTTGTTGAGCATATTCTATTGTATGCGTTGCAAACAGAGATTGCCGATTTCGGTGAGGATATTCCGAACGTATACGTGTCACAAGACATGCGTACTACAGATGCATTGTTGACTTATGCCATCAAACGTGGCGAAGTATATTCTGCAGTACAGGAATTACTCAAGCTTAATGATGTTGGTATCAAAAATGTGCGTCCTGCTTATGCTGCCAATGGTTTGCGTATATATGTACACGATGGAGCAGACTTGAGCGGAAGCGTAGTATTCTATGCACAATACGAAGATCTCGACGATGCTCAATACTACGAATCAATCAAAGAATACAAAACGCACGCTTGGGTTGCTGGAAAGTATTGGGCTCGTCCAATTAAATCTCGTCGCATTGCTGGTACTCCAACTGGATTAGCCAAAAGAATAATGTATGTCGAGGATCAGAATCTTGATGGCGATTACAGCACACCTGCTACTGGTGACGTTCTTGACACTAGAGGTCAACAAGAACTAGATCAACATCCTTACATTAATTTGATGTCGGCCACAATTGCTCCGACAGCGATTCCTAAGTTCAAGATTGACTACGATGTAGGGGATCTTGTAACAGTGTTTGGCGAATTCGACGTCGCTCAGCGTATGCGAGTTGCCGAACACACACTTACACTCGACCAAAGCGGGCTGCAAGGCTTCCCGTCACTGATAATCGCCTGAAAGGAGGATTGATCGTGGCACAAATTATTGATATTGACAATGAAGCACCCATCTTCAATGTCAAAGAAGTAGTAATTGGGTCTCAGTGGAAGTTCGCTATTCGCTTTCGACATCTGGTCAGTCAAGATCCGGATACGTTCGCTGATTTTGATTTCTCTGGGATGATTCTGGAAGCAGACGTCAAGGATAAACCAAAGATTGATGTCACGCCTGATGCAGTGATCACGTGTACTCCTCGAGTACCTAGTGATGGGTGGGTCGATTTCTTCATGGATGGAGATGTGACAGCCTCACTTCTACCAAAGAAGTATTTGGCAAGCTTGAAAGTATATCCTACTGGACATCCAGAACTAGGAGATACGCTTTGTCAATTTACGCTTAACGTAAAGTTGATGGCGACAAGATGAGCGATCTATATTCAGTCACAATCAACAACGAAGACATCATCATGCAGGTGTCAGACATCGATTTTGGAACCGTTGTAATCGGCGGTACACAAATGGCACAGGTTTCTGTTATGGGCGGTGTTCCAGGCCCTCCAGGGACTCCTGGACCCGGCTCAGCGGGTTTTAACTTCACTCAAAGTACGCCAGCATCCACATGGATTATCAATCACAACCTTGGATATCGTCCGGGTGTTGAATTGATGTCAAGTGGTGGAATGGAAATGATTGGTGAGGTACTTCATATTTCGGTAAATCAGGTTCAAGTTTCGTTCAATGAAGCCGTTGATGGCTTTGCAAGATTAGTCTAAAAGGAGCTAACAATGGCTACAGTTCTGGTTCGTGCAGATCACGACTATAACTCAGTATCTAAAATTCTCAACCTAGTTGATCCGACAGGGGCGCAAGATGCGGCGACCAAAGCATATGTCGACTCACTTGTTGAGGGTTTGGCATGGAAAGATAGTGTTCGAGTTAAGGCTCCGGGCAATGTCACCGTTTCTGCACCTGGTGCTTCAGTTGATGGTATTACCATGGCTGCTGGCGATCGCATGCTGCTTAACAACCAAACTACAACTACGGAAAATGGCATCTATATTTGGAATGGTGCTGCAACTCCGGCTACTCGTGCACCAGACGCAAGTACTTCCAATGAACTCGAGCAAGCAGTTACCACCGTTGAAGAAGGTACTTCAGCGAATACAACTTGGCGTCAGCAGACTGTCAACTTCGTGTTGGGTACTGGTTCGCCGTCATTCGTAGCGTTTGGTACAGGTGCATCTGCAGCAAGCGAAACCGTTGCCGGTATTGCTGAAATTGCTACACAGGCTGAGACCGATGCCGGCACAGATGATGCTCGCATGGTCACACCTTTGAAGTTGAAGACTTCTCCGTTTGTACACAAAGGGTTTGCTTCGTCGTTCGGTGATGGCTCTGCTACGAGTTATGTGATTACGCATAACCTTAACTCATTGGACGTCAGCGTCTATGTTTACGAGAATGGTGGCTCTAAGCGTCAGGTGGTATGTGAAGTTCAGCATACTTCCGTGAACTCAGTGACTCTGCTGTTCTCTTCGTCTGTGGCCTCTAACGCATTGAGGGCGCTTGTAACTAAGGTGGCATAATGGCTGTTCCCCGTTTGGCAGATTTCACTCCAGAACAAGGTGTTGAGATATTTGATTTGTCAGCCGCAACCGATGTGGCTGTTGGCGATTTGTTTGTGATAGTGGATGTATCCGACACAACGGGTGATGGTAATGGCACAACAAAAAAGATTACTGGCGCAACAGTTGCTACTGGTTTGCAACTTATCAGTGCTTTTCCTAGAGTTAAAAGACTAGGTACTCAACACTCGATAAGCTCGACCACCGGTACTGTGGTTAGTGATCTTACTATGGCGTTGGAAATAGGTACGTTCCTGTTTACATATACGCTTTTAGTAAGATCAGCAACTGCAACCGTTGGACCAATGGTGGGTGTCAACTTTACAGGTACTGGCAACCCACGACAAATTGCATATTGGGCTGATAACACTGCAGCTTTAACCGATGAGACATATGGTATGTCCAATCAAGGGAGTAAGAGCTTTGGATTCATTGCAGGTATGGCTGATAGTACTAAATCAACAACTGCTCCTGCGATGGGTTCAACCGTGGGTGTTAAGACTACTGCTACTGATACGTTGATGATCGTACAGGGTATTATCATTGTTACCGTCGCAGGTAACTTGGAATTGTACCATAGCTCGGAAACAGCAAGCGCTACATCCGTGGAAGTTGGTTCTTCCCTGATGGTTAACAAGACAGGTTAACATGAGCAGATTACTGATTCAAGGAGGAGGCGGTGCTGGTACAGCACTCTTAATGCAAGGTGCTCCCGGTCAGGCATTGCTCACTCAAGGCAACTATCAAGATCTTGGTGGTTCAGGAGCGTATTTGTCATTGCCTGGTAGTGCGGGCAACTATCTATCTGCACCACACAATGCAGCATATAATCCTGCTGGAGACTTCACTGTAATTGCTTATGTACTGTCACCAGATTGGACACCATCGACAGAACAAACCATTGCCAGTAAATACGTCTCAGCAGCAAATGGTGCTTGGCGTATGTTGATTGACAACTCGCCACTAGGTATGGCTTCTCTGGCCATTTCAATTGCCGGAGTCGCTGATCAAGCATCAGGAACAGTAACGACTGAATCTATAACCGGCGTTGCTGCTAATGAGGGTGTATGGCTTAAGATGGAGTTTGAGACAAGCACTGGTTTGGTAGACATGTTCTATTCCAAAGATCCTCCATACAAAGAGCCAGAAACAATTACTTGGACTACTCTACAATTGAACAGAGCGGCAACCGCTGGTGTTCTTGGCGCTGGTAACACTGCGAATCTTGAAATTGGTTCTTTTAACGGTGGCGCTAACTCTCCATTTAATGGTCGTATTTATCGTGTTGCTGGTTATACCAGTCTTACTGAGGCTACAGGCAACAAGATTTTCGACATGGATCCAAAAGATTGGGTAAGTGGCAGTAGTTGGGTCAGTTCTAGGACCGGAGAGACTTGGACACTCAATGGTACAGCAAGTGTTGTGAAATAGTCAAAATGGGAGTGATTTAACATACCCCTGACTGGGACGGATCGGGCGAAATACCCTCCAGAAAGGCGGTGTAATGTTTTTACTTGCACGAATACTGGCATACAGGGTTATTTTCTCTAGTGACATAATTGCTTCGGCAATCATTGCAGAAAGTAATGTACTCACGCTTCTATTCGGTAGCTTTGCAGGAATTGCCGCCTTAATGATGGCGCTCTTGCAGGTTCAAATCAGAAGAGATCAGAAAAAAAGAGAAGCACAAGAAGCTACACATGTAGATCGCATGGACACCTTTGAGGTTAGTCAAACTTCTATGGCTGCTGCATTAACTCGAGCTGATCAAGAAAATGAAAAGCTCCGGGGCCGAATTGCCACGTGTGATGAACAGATACTGAAGTTCAAAAGCGAAATAATTGAACTAAAGCAACAGCTATTGAATGCTGACGCAATTAATGAAGGTCTTTGTAGATCTGTTGAAGCACATGAAACCAAGATTACTGAGCTTCAAAGAACAATCACAACGCTAGAAACTGCTCATCAACAAGAGGTGGCAGAGCTACATGCTCAGATAGAGGAGTTGATCGATGGCAGATACAAGTGATGAACATCCGATTACTGGTGAAAATCCAGCAATTGTATCAAATGCCGGTATTGTCGAACATGCCGAGATTGTCAGTCATACGGAAAAGGTCGAACATGTAGAAGTACATGGCGAACCTTTGAGGAGTGACAAAGAACGTCGATTGTCGCATCTTCGTGACATTGCTCGTACAGCGGTTATATTCTTTGCATTGTTGGTGATGATTGTTGTGATCTTTGACAAAAACGCCAACGAAAACAATTTGAAGCATCAGTTGGAGCAATTTCAATCGGCTCGAGCCGAATCGGACAAATTAACAGCAGCCAAATTGGATTGTGTACGTCGATTCACAGATGTTACTGACACATATCGATCAAAGCAGTTGGTTTTGATTAGTGATTTTCTTATCATCATTACTCAGATTCCACCTGGCCCAGATCGAGTTGCGGCCGTTAATGACAAAATTACAGAACTAGATAAAACTAATAATGAAGCAAAAGCAGCAATTGCTGCCAAGGTTGACTACACTAATAGTGGAAATCAACTGCCATGTCCGTTAGTTGCCACACCTAATCCTATTGATGACGGTTTACCGCCAGAAGTACGAGAAGTGTTACCAACTACGACAATCCCCCCAACTACATCTATACCGTAAGGAGAAAACAATGGAATTCGTTCCTCTCGTAGCAATGGGTGCACTGGTGTTCACACTTGTGAACTTCCTGCGCTACCTCACCAATGGAGACTTCAAGTCTGCCATTACCCAGCTCGTTTCATGGGCTGCCGGAGTATTCGTGGTTCTTCTCGTCGCTCAGACTGATTTCGCTGATGGCATTGCCGTCGGTGGACAGGCTTTGAGCGTCTTGAACTTCTATTCGCTCTTGTTTGTCGGTCTTCAGGCTTCTTCGATCTTTGGCTTTGGTCAGAAGGTTGTTCAAGCTATCGATAACACTCAGACTGCCAGGGTAGGTTCTTTGGTGCCTGATGGCGTTCCGCCCCATGATGAGGCTATTAATCCGTGACAACCATTAAGAGACTCCGTGTACTAGTTCATATTTGGCTTCCTGCTATCGCTACTCTATATTTCGTAGGATCATTGATTTGGGATCTTCCCGGCACTGAATCTCTTCTTGGAATGCTAGCGATTGCTACGCTTTTCTTTGGTTGTATTCTCAATCTTGGTGAAAAAACGTACTATTCCTACGATGGTAACTTCGATGGAAGAATCGTTATTAACCAAAAAGAAGATGGGCACAAATCATATTTGATAGAGTTGAAGACTCCCCCAGAAGATCTGGATGAGCGAGAATACGTTACCTTCTCTGTTGGAACTGTAATCGCAGATTAAACAACGATTATAATAGAACCAACCGAAAGGATATTTTGATGTTTGGAAAGAAGCAAGAACCAGACCCAAAACTGGAAGAAGTGAGTAACAATCTTCTGGTCGAATTGAAAGAGTATTCCGCCGATTCTGATGAGTACGCAAAGATCTTGAGTCACTATGTAAAAGTTGAAGAAATTCGAAACCCGAAAAGGGATCGACAATTCAGCTGGGACACTGTGATCATATCTGCAGCGAACATCCTCGGAATCGTCGTGATAGTCGCATACGAACAGAAGCACGTGTTCACCTCAAAAGGATTGGGTGAGAGGATCAAGCCGAAGATCTGACATCACCAACTAATCGTGGTGAGAACCTATAGGGTGTGTAAGAAATTACATGCTCTATAGGTTTTCGCCATATTTACACGGATTGTAATTTTTCGATCTCAAAAAAATCCCGGGGGAGAATTTCCGCTCAACTATCGCAAATTTAACAGCGCATATAATGAGAGTCATCTACAAAGGAGCATATAATGTTTAACCGCAAAATTGAGATGAGAGTTGTCAAAGCCGACAAAAAGGCCCAAACACCGTACGACCAGTTGCCCGCTGATATTCGACTCGAGGATACTGCTAAGATCATTAGCACGCACCTTGGGGAGTTGATCAAGAAGACTGGTTGGGCGGTTGCCGGCTACGTCGCCCTCGACACCCTCCGCAAAGTTGCGGTGGCATACGCCACTAAGCAATGAACTCAAAGCCTAGATCCTACAAGGGATTTAGGTTTTCGCAAAATTTACATGGCCTATTATAGAGACCCTACTAAGGAGAATAATCTATAATGAACATCATCAAGAAGGCCAAGACCGCTGTCAAGGTTGAGCTCGAGATCCGTCGCAACATCAAGCGACTGGAGACCGCCGCTCGCCAAGGAAAGCGAATCGAAACCCTCGCCGATGGATCATACATGATCATCGTCAATAGTTGAGAAATCAAAAGGCTAGATTCTACAAGGAATTTAGCTTTTCGCAAAAATTACACGTGTTGTTATGAGAGAAACCTAACAGGCTTAATGTTAGGCCGTTAACGCAATGTTAACCTCTCATTTAATTTTTCGCACTTTTAACAGGTCTTATAATAGAGAGATCTACCGAAAGGAAACCATAATGTTCGAGAAGCTGAAGAAGCAGGTCGAGGAGAATCCCATCCTGGCAATTGGTGTCGGAGCCGCTGCAGTTACCGCTGCTGCCAAACTCATTGACGCTATTACCGCCGCACAGGGTCGCCACGCCTACGCCAAGCAGATCAACTACAAGATCAGCCACAAGAAGTGAACTCTAAGCCTAGATCCTACAAGGGATTTAGGTTTTCGCATTTTTAACATGGTATATTATGAAGACCTACGAAAGGAAACATAATGAACCAAAAAGACCAAAAAACGCTAGTCGTTGCCGGAGTTCTCATTGTTGTATCCGTTGTCGCCGGTTCCATCGCAAGCAAGATCCAAGATCGCAATCACGCAAAGCGCATGAAAGCCCTTGCGGATCATCGCAAGCAGATGGAACAACTGAGCGAAAACACGAATACAGTTCTGAATTATCTGGACCGACAGCTTGAAACTGCGAAGTTTTGGGATATTGTTACCCGACCCGAAAGTTAATTAAAAGCCTAGATCCTACAAGGGATTTAGGTTTTCGCAAAATTAACACAGCATGTTATGAGAAGAGATAAGACACGAAGGTGTAGCCCCACATGAAGTGGCTACCTATCTGGACCACCGTTTTCGATGGGCGATGGACCTTTACTTCTCACATCATTTTTGCCTTTGAAAGGAGTGAATAATGTGTAATTGTAATCCCTATGGATGTTGCTGTAACAAGCAATACGGATTTTTCAACTTTCTGGTTGATGGAATCATGATCTGTGTTACTTGTGGCTTTTGGTTGATTTGGATATTCGTACGAGAGATGAGGAAGAACCGATGCAGGTAGGCGTACTACTTCGGAGGACGCAGAAACTGGCAATGGATAATTCGCCGGTGATTTTGAGTGGTGTCAGTATCAGTGGTGTAATAACGACTGCATATTTGGCATCAAGAGCATCGTTTAGTGCGGCTCGTGTTATCAATAGAGTCGAGCATGAAACCGGTACAGCAGACACCGTTAAACAACGGTTGAAGGAGAGGATTCCACTGGTCTGGAAGTTTTATATTCCAGCAGCAATTTCTGGTGCTGCGACAATTGCCTGCATTGTTGGAGGGACAAAAGCATCAATGACGAAGACCGCCGTAGCATATTCCCTGCTTGGTGCTAGTGAGAAGACGTTCAGCGAATACAAAGAGAAGGTCGTAGAACAACTCGGAGCAAAAAAAGAGGAAGCAATTCGAGAAGAGATCGCTCGAGATAAAGTTCGCAATGGACCGGAAGGCATCATAGTTACTGGAAACGGTAAAGTGTTGTGTTACGAGTCGCACAGCGGACGATATTTCATGAGCGACATGGAAACGCTGAAACGAGCAGTCAACGAAGTCAATGCAAAGATGCTTCGTGAGGTGGATGCTCGCCTAAGTGATTTCTATTATCTTGTTGGATTGCCAACGACACAGTTTTGTGAGAGATCTGGATGGCAAAATTCCAGATTGCTGGAGTTGAGTTTCTATCCGGTAATGACAGAAGACAATCAACCGTGTATCGCCTTCGACTATAACTATATCGAACCGTTCTAGGAGAGGCTATGCCAACATCAGATTCAAGTAAGCCGCTTGCAACGTACGAGGACTGGAAGGGGTCAGTCCTCACGTTGTATTTAAACAATAGCAAAGCTCTGAGAAAAATAGAAGTAATCGATTTGTGGATGACAGCGATGGGACCACCCTTGGCTCTTCGCTGTAAATACCGCACTCAAATAATTAATGTCCCTTACGAGAAAGTGATGTATTACATCATACATGACTAATCGCAAAATTTACACATGGTGTAATGAAGCCAAACCTGATAAGGAGTTTTTACAATGAAGACCGAATCAATCGAAGTCACCGAGCCCGTGGAAGTCACGAACCCGACGCTGACTGTTGTCAAGAATGCCGCCATTGGAGCTGTTGTTACAGTTGCAGTGACCGTTCTGGCACAGACCGCCGTCGAGTTTGCGACCACCAAGGTCCAGGCACGCCGAGCGAAGAAGGCCGCCGCAAAAGCCAATCAGTAATAAATGAGCTAAGTCCCCTACAAGGGATTTAGCTTTTGCCCAATTTTAAGGAAAAGGAACAAGATGCTCAAGCAGATTATCAAGTATAACGACTTCGATGGTAATCCACAAGAAAAAGCGGCATATTTCTATATGTCCAAGCCAGAATGGTTGAAGCTGGAGTACAGTGAGAAAAACGAATCCTTTGGGGAAATGGTTCAAAGACTTACCAACGAAAAAGATAATGGTAAATTGATCGAAATTTTCGAAATGCTGCTTGCAAAAGCATACGGCGTTCGAGATGGTGATCGATTTATCAAGTCCGAAGAACAATGGCACGAGTTTACGCAAACTGCAGCATACGAAGCGTTGTTCATGGAGTTGGTAACAGATCAAGATAAAGCGATGGCTTTCATTATTGGACTGCTTCCTCCTGAGTTGCAAGACAACGCAAACATGGAAATGAAGACGTTGATGCTGCAGAATAAACAAGCTGTTTCAACTTTGCCGCCTCCGCCAGCACCAGGATCACCCGAAGAAACAGGGGTTTGATATGGAAGAATATCCGAGTAATAGTAAAAACGTCCTCGGGGCCAAAGAGCCTAAGGCTCAAAAAGAAAAGAAGATTGAACGAGTTACACAAGCAGAAGTTGTCCAGAAACAGAAGTCGATGGGTCGACGCATGAAAGATCTGTTTGTTGGAGCCGATTTCAAAGGTGTTACCGAGTACGTGTTCGGTGAAGTTCTTATTCCAGCATTGAAAAACATGATTGTAGATGCAGGATCTCGTGGACTTGAGCGAATCTTTTATAGAGGGCAAGCACCTCGACGGTATACACCAGTTGGTGGGTCTCGAGTGACATATAACTCACCAGTGCAGCGAAGCTACGACCCTAGGTCTTCTCCATCAGCGATGCTGCCTGGACAACCTCCGGCGTTTAATCGAGGCGGTCGAAGAGACACTAACGAAATCATGTTTTCTACTCGTTCGGATGCAGACACTGTGCTTGAAAGCTTCAGCGTTATTCTGGACAAGTACGAAGCAGTATCTGTGTCAGACTTGCATGACATGGTTGGCTTGCCAGCATCACACACAGATCAGAAATGGGGCTGGACTTCCGCAGTAGGAGTTTCAGTCCGACAGACACGAGACGGATACGTTCTCGATCTACCACCCGCAGAACCACTCTGACATAGGAGTCAAAAATGAAGTATATTCCACAGGGAATCAGCCGAAAGATCGGCGATGCGATTCTCACACAAAAAAAGCACGCACCGAGAACAATGTTTGTGTTGGGTTTGGCGGGTACCATCACTAGCGCCGTTCTGGCGTGTCGTGCGACCCTCAAGTTGCCTGACATGCTCGATGAGATGGAGAGCGATATTCGAGAAGTGAAGGAAGCTCGAAGCTCTTTGACCCATTTCAATCAGGGAACTCGGGTTCAACCGATCACTGATAAAGATGTTGCATATGCTTATGCAATCAATGTAATGCGAGTGACAAAATTGTATGCGCCTTCAGTTGTTCTGGGTGCGGCATCAATTGGATTGTTGACAGGCTCGCATGTTACGTTGACTCGACGAAACGCTGGATTGACTGCTGCGTATGCTACGTTGCAAACAGCGTTTGAGAGTTATCGTGATCGAGTTCGTGATCAACTTGGTGAAGACAAGGAAAAGGATCTTTATCGAGGAGTCACGGAAGAGACAGTCGAAATTGACGGAAAAGTCAAGAAGGTTAAGACCGTCAATCCGAATGGGTTGTCAGCATATTCCAAGTTGTTCGACGAGTCCAATCCGAATTACAAGCCGTTCATTGATCACAATCGAACGTTCATTCATGGTGTGCAGAGCTACATGAATCATCGTCTCACTAATCGTGGACACGTATTCCTCAATGAGGTGTACGAAGAGCTTGGATTCCCAGCAACGCCAGCCGGCTGTGTAGTTGGTTGGAAGATGGACAATCCTAACGGCGGTGACAATTTCATTGACTTCGGCATGTACGAAGCCCGTAATAGCGAGTTCGTCAACGGATATGAGATGAGCATTTGGCTTGATTTCAATGTTGATGGCAACATGTACGAATTGATCGGTTAGGAGATGACATGCTACAGAACAAGTGGTCCCAAATCGCTGCTGTAGCTGTCGTCGCTTTCGCCGGCGGTAGTGCAGGTGGCTATATTCTTGGCAAGAAGCGAGGATCGGTTACGGTCGTTCCTCCGATGGAACCAGGTACAAAGCAATTGACTATATTTGATGAAGAAGCTCAACCAGATCCGGTAATCGAAAAGGATCATTCCAGCGAGCTCAATACAGAGCATCCTCCGGTCATTAAATACGACGAGATTTCAGTTTCAGCTCCGGAAACGGCAGCAATGATTGAAGACGATCGTATTACGGTCAACGTTTTCACCAACGATGACGGAGACTGGGATCATGAAGTTGAGCTGAGTCAACGCCAAAGCGAAGTGCCTTATATTCTTCATGTAGACGAGTTCGTGGAAAACGATTTCGACTTTACTCAGGAAACAGTTACTTATTATGCTGGTGACGACATTATGGTGGACAGTCATGATGTTCCCATGTATGGCCACGCAGGCATAATGGGAGATTTGAGGTTCGGACATGGTTCGAAAGATCCGTCGATCGTCTATATTCGTAACGAGGCCCTTCAAATGGAGTGGGAAGTTATTCTTCATTCTGGCATGTATTCTGTTGAAATTTTGGGGCAGGAAGCTGACCAGGAAATTGAAGAGGAAATTAGGCATTCCAATCGGAGGCCTCTGAAGTTCCGGGAGACCTAGACATGAATGAGCCGATTGAAGAAGTATATTTCAACTGGCTCTACTCAAAGGTGGCTCGTGTGGATGTACCAACTCCATCTCTGACCTATTACACATTGCTAAGAAGCATACACTCGGTGGAATTTGTGTATGTTGTACAAGGTGATGAAAATAGAGCAGCAGATGGGTTGGACATCCGTCACGAGTTTCTCGCACAGGCACACTTATCACAAGATCCTAATTGGCTGAACTTTCCATGTTCCGTCTTCGAAATGATGTTTGCGTTGGCTCGGAGAGCAGAGTTTCAGACGGATATTTCAGCTAGGGAATGGTTTTGGATCTTTGTTACCAATTTATTCGGCGACGGAGATCTAAGTGATGCAACACGTCATAATCTTAAAGCAATAAACGACGTTTTGGATCAATTCTTGTGGAGAACATATTTGCCCGACGGGCGTGGAGGAATGTTTCCATTGTCTAGAACCAACTACGATCAGAGAAAGGTGGAGATCTGGTATCAATTCAACGAATACCTCGTCGATAACGAAATCTGAAAGGAGGTCACGTGGACTTTTATCAAATTGCTGTTAAAGAAAAGAAAGACGGACCTCCAGAGATTTACCCAGATTGGACAGTCGGTAGATCTAAAGATTTGATGGTACGAGGGCGATCATTCTATGCAATTTGGGATGAAAAAAAGGGCTTGTGGTCAACTGATGAGTATGACGTACAAAGACTCGTTGATGAAGATCTTCATCGTTATGCCGAAGAACAGTATCAAAAGTATGGAATAATGTATCGGGTTAAGAACCTGAAGTCATTCAATACTACAATTTGGACAACATTCAGAAAGTTCATGCAGAACATTAGCGATAACAGTCATACTCTTGATGAGGAGATTATATTTGCTAATGCTGAGGTTAGTAAGAACGATTACGCAAGTCGTCGCTTGGATTACAGCCTGGAGCCTGGCAGCATTGCAGCATGGAACGAACTGATTGACGTTCTATATTCCAAGGAAGAAAGGGATAAGATCGAATGGGCTATTGGCGCCGTCGTTTCGGGAGATTCAAAAAAGATCCAAAAGTTTCTAGTATTCTATGGACCGGCCGGCAGTGGGAAGAGTACGGTTCTAAATATCATCCAGAAATTGTTCGACGGCTACGTAGCAACGTTCGACGCCAAGGCACTCGGAAGCAGTAATAATGCATTTGCTACCGAAGTGTTCAAGTCAAATCCGCTTGTAGCTATTCAACACGATGGTGATTTGTCGAGAATCGACGACAACACAAAGCTGAATTCGATCATATCTCACGAAATGATGACTATGAACGAGAAGTACAAGCCGAGCTACAGTGCTCGAGTGAATGCTTTCTTATTCATGGGCACTAATCAACCAGTAAGGATTTCTGATGCTAAGAGTGGTATTATTCGTAGGCTTATTGATGTACATCCTACTGGCGCAAAGATTGATAATGATCGCTATCACGTACTTCTCAATCAGATCGATTTCGAGCTCGGAGCTATTGCCCATCACTGTCTTACTCGCTATCGCTCTATGGGCCGCAATTACTACAGTGCTTATCGACCGTTAGAAATGATGTTGCAGACAGACATATTCTATAACTACATCGAGTTTGCATTTGACATCATGAAGCGTCAGGATGGCATATCCTTGAAGCAGGCGTATGAACTGTACAAGGAATTCTGTGCGGAAACCGGCATTGAGAGAGTTCTAGCTCAGTACAAGTTCCGAGAAGAACTTAGGAACTACTTCGATAAATTTGAAGACAGAGCGGAGGTGGATGGTGTGGCAGTACGTAGTTATTATTCAGGATTCAAGAACTTGACACCACCGAGTCAGTTTGTTCCGCACGAACCACGATCACTTGAGTTGATTGAAGGACACGTATCTATATTTGACGAGATGTATCCGGATCAACTGGCGCAGTACGCTAAACCAAATGGTGATCCTGCAAAGGCGTGGTCAAAAGTAAGTTCGACACTGAAAGAACTTGACACTACGAAGTTGCATTGGGTACAAGTACCTGAGAATCATATTGTCATCGACTTCGATTTGGTTAACGAGGATGGTGAAAAAGATCTAGAATTAAATCTGAGAGAAGCGTCGAAATGGCCACCAACATATGCCGAGACGAGTAAGGGCGGTGCAGGTCTACACTTACACTATATTTACTCCGGCGATGTGCACGAGCTTGCTTCCGTGTTTGACGTTGGTATCGAGATCAAAACATTGCTTGGTAATGCTTCTCTCCGGAGGAAATTGACCAGATGTAATAATCTCGAGATTGCAACGATCACGAGTGGTCTGCCAAAGAAAGAGAAATCGATGATCACTAACAAGAGTATTCAGAGCGAAAAAGGTCTTCGAGAACTCATTGAACGTAATCTGCGTAAAGAAATTCATGCAGGCACAAAGTCCTCAATCGATTTCATTTACAAGATTCTGGAAGACGCTTATGAACAGGGCATGAAATACGACGTGACTGATATGCGAGCTAGAGTTTTGGGGTTTGCTGCGGGAAGCACACACCACGGCGACGCATGTCTCAAGTTGGTTCAGAAGATGCACTTTGCCAGCGAACAACCGATGGAAAGTCCGAATGCGGACGACAAACCATTGGTCATATTTGACGTCGAGGTTTACCCAAATCTTCTAGTTGTATGTTGGAAGTACAAAGGATCCAAAGAAGTTGTCAAAATGATCAACCCAACAGCTGCTGAAATTGAACCGTTGTTTGGTATGCGACTGATTGGTTTCAATAATCGACGTTACGATAATCATATTCTGTACGCTCGTTTCCTCGGTTACAATCTTGAGGAACTGCAGAGATTAAGTCAAAAGATCATTGATGGCAAGGAGAATGTACTCTTTGGAGAGGCCTACAATTTGTCTTACGCTGATATTTATGACTTTAGCTCCAAGAAACAAGGGTTGAAGAAATTCGAGATTGAGCTCGGCATTCATCACATGGAATTGGATATTCCTTGGGATCAACCAGTGCCAAAGGAGAAGTGGCCACAAGTTGTGTCATATTGTGAAAACGATGTGGTTGCAACAGAAGCGGTTCTTGAAGATCGTATGCAAGACTTTGTTGCTCGACAGATTCTTGCAGAACTTTCAGGTTTGTCCATTAATCACACGACACAACAGCATACTGCGAAGATCATATTTGGGGATGAAAAGAATCCTCAGAGGGTATTCAAGTATACTGATCTGTCGGAACAATTCAAAGGATACGAATTTGATGGAAAGGTTAGTACCTATAAAGGCGAAGAAGTCGGTGAGGGTGGATACGTCTACGCAGAACCCGGTATTTACGAGAACGTGGCGCTTCTGGACGTTGCATCCATGCATCCGACGAGTATCGAGCTTCTCGAATTGTTTGGACCCTATACAGAACGCTATTCCGAGCTCAAAGAAGCGAGAATGGCAATTAAGCATAAGGACTACGGGAGAGCGTCAGGCCTACTTGGCGGTAAGCTCAAGAAGTTTCTGGACAGCGGTACGGACACTGCTGAGGGGCTATCTTATGCTCTCAAAATCGTCATCAACATCGTCTACGGACTCACCAGTGCCAAATTCCCCAACGTTTTCCGAGATAATCGAAACGTAGACAACATTGTAGCGAAGCGTGGTGCTTTGTTCATGATCGACTTGAAGAACGCAGTGCAAAAGAAAGGATTTACCGTTGCACACATCAAAACCGATTCCATTAAGATCCCGAACGCCACGCCGGAGATCATTCAGTTTGTCACGGATTTCGGTAAGAAATATGGATACGAATTTGAGCATGAGGGCACTTATGAAAAGTTCTGTCTCGTTAACGATGCGGTATATATTGCTCGTGAAGGAGACAAGTGGACGGCAGTGGGCGCTCAATTCCAGCACCCTTACGTTTATAAGACCCTCTTCACGCACGAAGAACTCACATTCGATGATTATTGTGAGACGAAAAGTGTTACTCAGGGTACGATGTATCTCAATTTCAAAGATCTCACGTACGATCCCCAAGTTCCCGGGGAGCTTCACCATGTGGGAAGGACAGGATCTTTTGTACCGGTGAAAACCGGTGGAGGGATGCTGTGGAGAATCAAAGACGACAAGCATTACGCAGTAACAGGAACCAAAGGATATTTGTGGATTGAAAGGGAGGTTGCTGCAGCTAGGAAGGCTGTAAACACGCTCGATATCGATATGGATTATTTCGAGCATTTGCGACAGGAAGCATATAACGCAATCGACTATTATGGTCCGTTTGAAACGTTCGTTTCCTAATCGCAAAAATTACATGTTATGTTATGAGAAGTACACCCCGTCCCGTACTGTCTCGAGGATGGTAGCCCCTTAAACAAGGGCTATCATTCTTTCTTTTTTTTAGAAGGAGCTATAATGCCAAAAAATGATGACAAGTCCTTTAAGATTGAGGACGCCGAATTGATCTTCCGAAACTTCTCGGGTAAAGCTGGGAAGTATAATGTGGATGGAGAACGCAATTTTGCGGTCCTGTTGCCGGAAGACGTTGCTCAACAGATGCTTGCAGACGATTGGAACGTCAAGTGGCTCGAGCCTCGTGAAGAGGGTGATGAGCGTCGTGCTTATATTTCAATCAATGTTAAGTTTGGCTATAGGCCTCCTCGTATTGTTTTGATCACAGGAACAGCTCGACAGAATGTCACAGAGGAGACAGTTGGTGTTTTGGACTGGGCTAACATCGAGACTGCAGATTTGATCTGTCGTGGATTCTTCTGGGAAGTTGGTGGTAAGAGTGGTTGGAAGCCATATTTGCAATCACTGTTCGTCACCATCGAGGAAGACGATTTGGAGCGCAAGTACGCCATCAATGTGACGGAGTAATCATGGATCCAATCCGACACAACGCTTTTGAACAACCCGCTCAGAATCTTGGTACTGGCGTGATCATCAGTGGTGATAAGCGAGTAATCAATTATCATGGTGAGAACTATTACCGAGCGTGCGGATATCCTGTTCACGGATCCGAGCGATGCATCAAACGAGAAGGACATTTCAGCGCCATTCATGAATGTATGGATGGCACGACTATTCCGGGAGAGTGATGTCTGAAGATCAAGAGTTGCCAGAAGAGCGAATTATGTCGTTCGAAGAAAAGCTAGCAAGGAAGAGAGTTCCAAGGACTGTTACAGTTCCTTTAACTTTTGACCAGCGGGTTGCAGGGGCGGCAACGATTGATGAAGAAGGAAATCTGTCAGTTGTTCTCAATCAATCAAGAGTTGGAAAACAAATGATTCGATTGTTTCACGAGGGATATTTGAACGAGCTCAGCTTGAACGGATGCCTTCGTGAAGGAAGAGAAGTTGGTGCAGCTGGACACAGAAAGAAACGATAATGTTTCCTTGGGAAGATCCTAATTGGAACGGTGGTTCCCTATACCAAGCAATTCTAATGTTCGCTGGAGGAAAACGATATTTGATGCGAGCACCGCTAAGGCTTTGGCACGAAATTTACTGGCTTAATAAATTTGGTGAAAACAATGATAAGCATTGGACTGCCAGATCTACAAATAAAGTCATAAGTAGAGGGCTTAAAGACAAATTGAAGCGCTTGGAGCAATTCGGTTATATTCGCCGCTTTCCTGGAGGCATCGAGATAATGGAGAATATTCATGAATAAGAACTGGTTCAGTAATCTAAATGATGGAGAGGAGGTACCTGTGAAGAACACATTCGCATTCCTCGCCGGAGCAGCCGCTGCTTTGGTTGGTGTTATGGTCGGTCTGACTGCAAAGTCGGCTACTGAAGTCACTAACAACGCAGCAAAGAAAGCATAAGTAAACACCATCAACAGGAGTAGTTTAAATAATGACCTTGTCTATATTTACTCAACAAATAATGCAAAACGCAAAAGTTCACGATCAAAGAACAGGTCAGTATCTGTTCAACCATCTTCCCTCGGAAATCACGTATTACGTTGCCGGGCGACCGTTCGATCCTTTTCACAAAGATCTGACAGCGGAAGAAGTCTACGCATGGATGGATAATCATCTAGTCTTCGACGGCAATGAAATTGTCGGGGTGTTTGATGGTGATCGACTTTTGTGGGAGAAACCAGCAATGGAAAAGCATACCACCAAACCCTTAGAGGAGTAAATTAATGGAATTCAAGACGTTCGTCCGTAAACCCTTCCAAGTGGAAGCGGTGGAGATCACACCGGAGAACATGGCTGAAATTGCCGAAATGATCGGCGGTCGAATCAAGACCGAAGATGATTCTAGCGTTGATTATATTCAGCTCAATCGGCAAATCATCCCCAACGTTGGAAAAGCATATGTTGGATGGTGGGTTACTCGCCTCGGAGAAAACTTCCGATGCTATGCACCGAAGGTGTTCTTCGAGCAATTCAGTGAAATCAAGGTCGGTGAATACGGCCGAATCACTGAGGGAGGAAACCTTTCAAGTGAGGACGCAGGTCTTCGCTTGATCAACAGCAGCGACCCGGCACCTGTCGACGTCGCCTGAAAAGGAGAGCTGATGAAGAGGATCCTACTCGTAGTTCTGCTAGCGATTGGTCTTGCACTTCCAGTCACAGCAGCAGTAGTAGCAGTACAACCAGACACACATCATGTGACAAACGTCGAAGAGGCGGACGCATATTTGTCACTGTGCTTTGTCGTTCCAGTAACGGCATTTGTTGCATATTCAGATTGCCAT